GGAGAAACAGGTGCTGGAGAAACAGGTGCTGGAGAAACAGGTGCTGGAGAAACAGGTGCTGGTTGCTGAGGAACAGCTTCAAAAGAACCGGCTATTCGGCCAGCCGCTTCGTCAAAAAGCCCCAACCTGTCTGCTTGGCCGTCTGAAATGTTGGCGCTTGCCGAAGGTGATGATCCTGAAGGCGTGTTGACAAGCCCCGACTCAACCGCAACTTCTCCAACATTTACGTTTCCTCCGCCAACAGGTGCTGGAGAAACAGGTGCTCCGGCACCAGATTGGTTTTTCATCTCTTCCATAATTGATTTTCTAAGCGCGTCAACGTCAACTTCTTGCGGCATTTGCTGTTGCAGCGCCTGAAGCTGCGCTTGAAGAGGGTTGATTGCCCCAGAAATTGCTTCCTGCCTCTGTCCGGCTATAGGATCCATTGCCGCCTGAATAGCTGCCTGCCTTTGAGCTTCTATGGGGTCTATTGCTGCCTGAATAGCTGCCTGCCTTTGAGCCTCTATGGGGTCTATTGCTGCTTGAATAGCTGCCTGCCTTTGGGCGGCAATTTCATTAGGATCAAGCATTTGGCTTTGAAGATCTTGTATTTGTGAAGTCGTTCCCTTCATCATCTCTTGAAGCGCCGCCAACTCTTCTGTGGTTGCTCTCCCTTCAACAGCTTTTTGCAGAAGATCCATCTCTGATCCAAGCGCAGATGTTGACCCGGCTACGGTTTCAACTTCTTGCTGCAACATCTCCAAACTTTGCATAGGGGCTAAACTGCCTATTTTCCCCTCTACGTCTTGTTTTAGCGATTCGATAGCCGTATTAATTTGATCCGGGGTCAACGTTCCAGATTGCATCGCCTCTGCAATTGAGCTGTTTACCTGATCATTCGTAAGCATGCCGTCTCGCAAGGCTTGCATTTGATCAAAAAGCTGCTTTCTTTCGTCGCTCGCGGTGTTTTTTAAAGAATCTGACTCTTCTCGCAAATTGTCAATTTCTTCTTGAATTTGGTCAACCGGCAACCCGTCAATATTTTCTTTCAGGCTTTCAACATTCGCCTCAATATTGCCCAGCAAAGTTTCTCGCTCATCTTTCAAAGCTTCAAGCTGAGATTTATTTTCGGTTTGAATTTCGTCCTGAACCGTTCCCAAGCTTTCTCTTACCGCGTCAATCTCTGCCTGAATTGCTTCGGCAGCGCTTTTTTGGTCACCGGTTAATTGGGCATCTCTAGCGTCAAGATCAGCGTTTATTTTCTCTTTGGTCGAGTTTAGGCTTTCTCCAAGACCGCTAATCCTTTCTTCTATATCGCCAATCAAAGATCCTTGACGATCCTCTAAACTCCCGATGGCTTCTGTTTGGGCGGTCCTTACCCTTTCTTCCGAGGCCGCTAAATCTGCTGCGGTCTGGTCAATATTCTTTTGAACCAGATCCGAAATTCTTTTTTGCTCCGCGCTCATGGCGGCTCTTTCATCGACCCCTTGTTGTCGCAAAATCGCAGTTTCAGCGTCAACGCCGGAGCGCATATCGGATATTCTTTGCTCTAACGACTTGGTGAGATCGGATCGCTCAGAAGCGGCTGCCGCCTCGGAGGTTGATAAATCTTCTTTTAGCAAGTCTCTTAGCGAATTTATTTCAGTTTGGCGGGCGGCAGCAGCAGCGTCATCTGCAACCTGCTGCTGATCCATAATTGTTTTGTATTGGCTTGCCAACAAATCTTCGGTATTCGGACCCTGAACCGTTACTTTGTTCATCGCATAAGGGTTGGGCGCTTCTCTTGGACCTCGAGCGTAAACCGGCTGGTTCATCAAATAATCTTGAAGAGAGGCGTAGGGAGAGTCCGCGCTGCCATACTCGTCAATTGCTTGTTGCATGTTGTCTGATACAGCCATTAAATCACCATTTTTTACAAGACCAGTAACGCGGTGTCAGCTTGTCCTTCGCCGTTGAGCACTTGTGGCGAGCGCGAAAACTGGCTCTTCGTTCTGGTATATTTTTTTTGATCGTCATGTTTGGATCGCCGAAACGTACCAACTTAATTTGATCGCCCTGACGAGCAAGAACCGCGAACTTTTTGCTGCCGCCAGAAGTTCTTTTTGGTTTGTTAAAGCCAGAGAACGACTCGCCACGATAAGTGACTCTGCCGCTCCCTGTTCTTTTAGCGTCTTTTGAAGAGGCCATTATCAATATGTCTTTAGGACTTCAAGAATAACGGTATAAGTGTCGCCACTGCCAGCGCCAATAGTTGTGAACTTCATGTCGCCAGTTTTTCCGCTTCCTGCGTCATTCGGAATTCCAGAAAAATCTGAATAATCGTGATATCCATTTGAATCTGGCGACAAACCAATGATAAGCGTATCGGAAGTAGCGTCATTCAGTAGTTCAACACCCATGCCGACACACTGCCACCAAATTTTGGCAACAGCGACTTCGGTGCAAGCGTCTCCCGAGCTATTTGCGCTCAATGCGCTTACATCAACTTTTGTGACAGCAGACTCACCAGTACCGTCAGAGATATTGGTAAATTTTAAGACGGCCTTTCTCTGGCCGTCTTGTATCGTTTGGCTTGTAACTGCATCTGCCATGCCTTTCTCCTATTCTGTGGATTAAGCGTTAGCAAACGGGGTTGCGATAGTGCCAGAGCCAATCAACAATGAATCGTGAACCAGATAAGTTGCGGCATCAATTGCCGTAACTTTAACAACGCTTCCGACAATGCCGCCTTTTGTGGAGCCGTTCAAAGTAATTACATCGTTTGCTGCTGCGGGAACGAAAGCTTTTTTGGTGCCATCGTCAACGGCAACGATCACAGCGCCAACAAATTTGTCAGTACCATCTGTCAAAATATCCAGATCGGTTGCTGCGGTTTCCACATAAAAGAAAAACGAAGCGCCAATATTGTTTGCCTGATCGGGAGCTGTCGGATCACTCGGAGTGGCTGAAGAAATAGAAGGCAAAGTAAATTTGCCATCGGCATCATTGAGCAAAATAATTTTTCCAGCGTGAGCTGCAACAGTTAGCGTTGTGTCCGCAGACACGCTAACGCTACTATTAACGCCGGAAGTGATAAAACCAGCTAAAGATTTAACGGGTCCAGAAAAAGTAGTTTGAGCCATTATGTTCACCTCTTACGAAAGGATTCGCCCCACTGTCTTCGTAACGTCCGCTGAGCCGGTCGGTAGGGCTATTTTATCTCAGAAAGCTCACATTCTAGGCCAATATCAAGACAAAAAAAAGGGGCCAATCGGCCCCTTAATTTTAAGCTCCTTGAGAGCCGTAGATGCCTCTCCAATCGGACCAACCGAAACTATAACGCTCACGCGCTTTGTATCGGATGTTTCCGGTAGAAAAGTCAGGTTCCATCGATGTTTCCATGCTTGTGCGTTGGAACATCTTGAGACCTTCGCCTTGGTCTGTAACGGAAGTCAACAGGAAGAAAGCGTCTGGGTCGTTAAGATAGTGATTAACAGTGTAACCACCGGGCAGAACGCCAGTGCTTCTTATTGCGTTGAGATCGTTATCAGCAGTACCTACTCGCTTGTCCGAATTCAAAATTCGGTCAGCGACGAATACCAATTGCGGCGGAACAACAAGTTTGCTCGCCTGAACTGAGATAGTCAGTCCTCGGTCATCCGTAAAAGTAGATATGTCAATCAAAGCATCTTCGAGTGAAGTTTCATTCAGGTCAGCCATCGTAGTAGCTCTGTTAGCAGCAGTGCCGCCGCCAGCTAGAGGATGACCAGTGTTGATCAATGAAACGCCATCACCGCCCGTGTAAGTACCAGAGAAAGCGTTGTTCAGCACATCAGCGCCTTTAACTTCTTTCGTGTTACCCATCGAGCGAGCCAGTGCTTTCACATACCGCTTGCCGAGTGAGTCGTACAAGTTATCTTCTACGGCCTCGTCGGTGAGTGCGAACGCTAAAGCGATTGTCTCGTGGGTGTAACGGGCTGAATAGCTTTCGGAAGCATTGTCAAAGACAACGCCTTGGCCTTCAGTTTTTGTAGGTGCTGAACCAAAACCAGTAATCAGAACCTCTTCTTCAAAAGCACGTTGACTATCTTCGATAGCATAAATGTCTTCGTACTCGCGGTCGTAGCTGTCGTAGCTCATACCAAAGAGGCTGTTTAAACCCGGTTCTAATTCCTTGGCTAATTGCGCCCTTGAAATTGCCATTAGTCAGTCTCCTTATGCTAGACCAGCAGATTTAACACCGGCAATGTGGTTTTGTATTACCACAAGCACGTTAGTGTTAGCACTAGCTACGTCTTCGTTTGCAGGATCTTGAGAGATGTCCAAGGCTTTCAGCGGCAAAGTTGTTGCCGTTGCGCCAGTGGTCACATCAAGTTCCACGTTTGATCGGCCAGAAGCTGTATCGCCAGTGGTAGCTTGATCAACAATATCAAAATTGCCGAACAGGTCTGCTACTGGGAAAGCTGCATCCGCTTGAACTGAGAAAACGACCATAGGATCGTCTACAACAAAAGCAATGATGTCTGATGCCGAAATTGAACCGGGATAGTAATTTGAAAAAACTTGCTCACCGGAAGTTGGGTCAGTGTACATGCACCCATTAAAAACCCCGACTACGGGGACAGTGCTACTAGCTGCGGCTCGTTCGATACCACCTCCGGTTACCTGCTTAACAAGATCTCCTTGAAAGATCTTGCCGCTTAAACCTGAAGCTACACGATATCGACTTTGGCCACCAGAGTAGGGAGCACCGCCCATCATACGGACGGGTCGTAAACCAAAGGCTGCGTCTTTGTTAGCCATTGTTTTTCTCCTTTAGACTTATCGTCTGCCAAATGTGACTTGGGAGTCTCGCTGCGGGTCATACTTAACGTAACGTGAATCGCCACGGGTCTCGTTGAACATTGTGTTATCCAATGCGTCACGAGCCGCTTGGTTCTTATCATTATAATAAGAGTTTCGCTCTTCAATCGTTTCGTTAGGAATTTTCGCCAGCAATAGTCCTTCGTTGTAAATGACGCCAGCGTGTCTACCGGAATCCATTGTGGGAAGTTCCCACTCTGGAGGTAAGTCAGAACCTGTTACCAGTTCCCAACCTTCCCTGATCCTTCGACTAACGTTAGCCCTATCTTCCGCTCCCAACATGCTCTCTCGAATCCACCGGTAGGTGTATCCGGGAGGTGAGGGCGGAGTTTCAAGCTTTCGAACTGGTCGCCACGGTCTTCGTCGAGCCTGTTTATCGTGCGTCTCGGATTCACGCGAAGCGCGGGTTTTCGTTGTATTCGTCATTATCTTGCCTCCCTTTGTGCAATTTTTTGCTTTTCTGAAGCTACACGTTTTAACCAAGCTTCCTCAGTCATGTTGTGTGGCTTCAGACCACGGAGGCGTTGAAGTTCAGAATTTGTGAACTTAACACCACGCTTGTTGCTTCGTGATTGTTGCCGACCAGCAGGGCTGGCGGAAGCGACTCTTTGCACGTTGGGTCTTTCTTCCTTTTCACCGGCTTTTGGTTCCGTCCTGAGATCAGGATAGATCCGAAAAACTCTTGTATCCAGCTCATTGTAATACTCTTCTGAGTCTGGTTCAAATCCTTCGTTCATAAGGTTGAAATGCGTAAAATAAGCAAACTGGGTTGCTTGCAAATTTTCTTCGTTCTCGGAGTCTCCGTACCACTGATTCTGATCGTGCCAAGACAAAGCTTCGTTTGTTGGTTTGATCTCTTCTTGCTGAACTTGCTGTTGTGGTTGCTGAGACGGGTAAGACTGATAATTCTCCTGCTGAGGCGCGGTAGCTTGCTGAACAGGTTGAGATTGTCGAGATTTAGCCACCCTGAGCTTTTCTTTCTGAATCGCGATGTCATTTTTTAGAGTGTCAGCCTTGCTGATCAGGTCTGCGTCTCCTGACCGAATAGCTTTTTTGTAAATGTCATCAATCTGGCTTTCTTTGCTAACCAGCGCTTCTTCTTCTTTTTGAAGAACGGTATTCTGCTGAACCACAGAATGTTGGCGGTAAGCATTAAGCTCTTGATCTTTCTGCATCGCCAACTGCTCAAGATATTCAGCGCGATCCTCAGCTTGTTTGGTTTTTTGATTAAGCTTGTTTATCCGCTTAGAAACGGATTTCGTATAACGTTCAAGCTCATCACCATCGTTTTCCGAGCCTGCTTCTTGACCCTCTGGCGGATCTTCAACAATCTCAACGGAAATCTCTTCTTCGGCAGCTTGAGCTGCGTTTTCGTTTTCAATCATCTCCAACTACTCACTATATCTTCTGGGTTTAAAATCGTTCCGATAACCTCGTCATCATTGATGATGCGAACCTCATCCCCCTCGTCCAGCTTGAACCGAGCACCTGCGTATCGGCCTATCAAGGCCCAATCGCCTTCCTCGCACCAAGCAGTCTTTCCAAACTTTTCTGCGTCCGAATAGCAGAGCGGACCTTTTTTGACAACGTAAGCGACAACCGTAGCCAACGAT